CATCGGCTAGGTGCGCTCCCGTATCTAGCCGAGCAGACGAGAGGAATGGAAATGCCTAGTATCGTAACGGCGTCACAACTTCGCACCGTGCTAGGCGTTTCCGTTTCCTTATATTCAGACGCTTATTTAGATGGAATTATTACAAGCGCGGAACAGGTAATCCTTCCGCTTCTTACCGCGAATCAAAATGCCGTCGCGGCGGTTTATTTACAAAGTAATGTCGCCTATTACATAACACAAAAGCCGAATACATTCGTCGCCGGTCAAAGCGTCGTCGTTACAGGTTGCGTCCCTTCAACATTCAACGGAACGCAAACGGTCACATCGAATTATTATGATCCGTTTCCTTATCTGCCATTCGCTTATCCAGCACCTTATTTTTACTTTACCGCAGCTATTACAAATGCAGATATCACCTTCCGTCCGGTGATACCGGCTGGCGTTGCGTATCTATCCGGTGCCAACGCCGCCACTCTTTATGCTAACACCGAAGCGGTTGAACAAGCCGTGCTTATCGTCTCAACGGAAATCTTCCAATCGGTAACGGCTGCCGGTGGACAAATTGAAGGCGTGGACTTTACTCCGTCGCCTTATCGAATGGGACGATCACTTCAAAATCGTGTTATCGGACTTCTTGGCAATTACATCGACGTTTCAACGATGGCTCAATAATGCCAACGCCTACAAGTATTGCGACAAACGTTCGAGGCACTCTTGCGACTGCTCTTTCGGGCGTCGTTGCTTCCGTTTATTCAAGCGTACCGGAGACGGTCATTCCTCCGGCTTGCGTTATCGTTCCGGATTCGCCTTATTTAGAATCAACTCTTATCGGTAAGGCAAACGTCAAGGTTAAGATTAATTTCGTTATTACTGCCGCCGTTGCGTATAACTCAAACGCCGGCGCACTCGATAATCTCGAGCAGCTAGTCATTAGCATTCTTGCGGCTATGCCCGTCGGATACGTCGTCGGCGACGTTCAACGTCCGACAGTTATGCAAGTCGGCGCGAGTAATTTACTCATAGCAGATCTATCGGTCTCGACCTACTACACGCAACAGACAATCTAAGGAGAAATGTAATGCCAACAACAATCATCACGGGTCGCGATCTAGTCTTGACTATTGCAACCGTAAATTATGACGCACAAACAACCGCAGCCTCGCTCGTCAATGCTCCGGTTATCACGACTTATCAGACACTCGATGGAAAAGCCTATAAGCACATCGACGACCAATGGACTCTCAATCTTTCACTTCTCGCAGACTGGGGCGTCGCCTCATCTCTCTTTGAAGCTATGTGGACGGCTGCCGATACTGCACCTAATACGACTCTCGCAGTTTCATTCACCGCAGTCACAGGCGCAGTCTTTACTTGCAACGTCTTTCCAGTATTTCCTTCGGTCGGTGCAACCGCGCCGGACGCACAGACAGATACTTGGGCTATGCTCGTTAGCGGAACTCCAGCAGAGACATTCTCTTAACAACTACGAACGGGAGCAAAGATGAAACTACCAATCACAATCGAATACATGTCTGGCGACTTAGCAACCTATACGGCACAACCGCCGGAGTGGGCTAAGTGGGAGAATAAAACTGGATACACAATTTCACAGGCGCAAGAGAAAATCGGAATCTCCGATCTCTTATTCCTTGCGTGGAATGCCATGAAACGCGAAGCCGGCGGAAAGCCGGTCAAGCCTTACGAAATATGGTGCGAAACTGTATCCGACGTGCGGACTGGAGACGAAGACCCAAAAGTTACGCCGCCGGAAGTGTGAATCGAATACTCGTCGAACTAGCAATAGCGACGGGAATACCGATGAGCGAATGGGTCACGGCGGAGCAGATTTACACCGCAAAAGAGATCTTGGAGGAACAAAGCCGTGGCAAGTGATGGAATCTCCTATGACAAGGCGGATCTACGTCGCATTACGGGCGCGTTCAAAGCGATGGACGATGAAGCAATCGCCGCAGCTAAACGCGAATCATCTGCTCTGGCAGAATTCGCTCAAGGCAAAATAAAAGAAAAGTCAAGCACTCGAGGGATTGCGGCTCAACGAATTGCCGACGGTTCTCGCGTTTCAAAGTCGTCAAAGATAGGCGAACTCTCTTTCGGTTTCGCTTCTCAAAAGTTCTCCGGCGGTGGCACGACTCAGCAACTATGGGGCGGCAACGAATTCGGATCTAATAAATTCAAACAATTTCCTATCTGGTCAGGAAGCGAGGGACGCGGATCTAAAGGCTGGTTTATTTATCCGACACTTCGCGCAATCCAACCGGAAATCATTACTCAATGGGAGAATGCATTTAATAGAATATTGAAGGAGTGGTAATGGCGGCAGGTTCACGCACGTTAAAACTCTCAATCCTTGCGGACGTAGATAATCTAAAAAAGAATCTCAACGCCGGATCTAATGACGTTCAATCCTTCGGCGATAAGGTTTCAGACTTTGGAAAGAAAGCCGGACTTGCATTCGCAGCCGCAGGAGCAGCCGCAGCCGTCTACGCCGGCAAGTTAGCAATCGATGGCGTCAAGGCGGCAATCGAGGACGAAGCTGCTCAAGTACGCCTTGCAAACTCTCTCAAGAATGCAACTGGCGCGACGAACGACCAGATAAAAGCAATCGAAGAAAACATCTTAAAAATGTCTCTCGCTTCGGGAGTCTCGGACGACAAACTTCGTCCGGCTCTTTCGCGTCTGGCACTTTCCACAAACGACGCAAGCAAGGCTCAAGATCTTCTTACTCTTGCGCTCGACGTATCTCAAGCAACTGGAAAAGACTTGGAAGGCGTTGCTAACGCTCTCGGTAAGGCTTACGACGGAAATAACGCCTCACTCGGAAAGTTAGGAATTGGACTATCCGCTGCCGAATTGAAGGCGATGAGTTTCACAGAGGTTCAAGGCAAACTTTCAGACTTATTCGGTGGGGCTTCTGCCGCTAATGCAAAGACATTCGCTGGACGAATGGAAATCCTCAAAGTTACATTCGCAGAAGCGCAGGAAACAATCGGCGCAAAACTTCTGCCAATAATTCAAGATCTAGTTCAATTCGTTATTGACAAAGTTCTACCGGCACTAGGTAAGTTTGCAGATTACTTCAAGCCGATAACTAAAGCAATCGAAGAAAATAAAGAAACGTTTAGAGCGTTTGGACAATTTATTGTCGATTACGTTGCGCCGGTTCTCGTCACGGTTTTAGGCGGTGCGTTTCAGGTTGTGGGCAAAATTGCCGGCGGAGTTATCGACGTCGTAGCTGCCGTTATCAAGGGACTCAATTTCCTCATTCAAGGAGCCGTTCAAGGAATCAACGCACTAATCGGGATCTATAACTCCGTGCCGTTCTTGCCTAACGTCTCAAAAGTAAGCGCACCTAGTATTAGCGTTCCGACGGTCTCCGTTCCCGACATGGGCGGAAGTGCTTCGGTTCCGACTATTTCGGTTCCGAACATGAGTGGAGGCGGCTCAACTTCTGGAGGCTCTGGAGTCGCTAGTGCGGCTTCCGGTGCGGCTTCTATGGATATCGGATCCTTCGGAATGTCTGGTTACGCCATGGCAATGAATCGCAATTCTGGAGATTCGCTCTTAGCCGCAGGACAACTACAACGCGACACGTCAATAGTTATTAACGTCAATGCTCCATCGGTGATTGACGAAGAAGGATTCTCTCGAGCCGTATCTTCCGCCATGAATAACGGTTATTACCGAGGCACAGGTGGCGCAACTAATCTCGTCGGTGTCAAGTGACACAATGGAGCCCGATCTGGGACGTCTCGATAAATGGCGTCAGTTATACGACGGTCACTCTTGCGAACCTCTCGATTACTTCTGGACGCTCGAACATCTATATTCAAGCGCAAGCCGGCTATGCGACAATAAATCTAATCAACCTAGACGGGTCGGCAATAGTTCCGACAATTAACGACACTCTTGCAATCGAAGTCAAAGACACGTCCGGCACATTCGTCCCGATATTCGGCGGATCTATTGTGGACGTCGGCGTAACCGTCTCGCAAGTCGGCTCTGTAGGAATATCTCAGACTATTACCATCACGGCTCTAGGAGCCTTAGCAAGGCTTCAAAAGGCACTTACCGACGGCGTTCTAACTCAGGATTTCGACGGTAATCAAATCGAGACAATTCTCCGCGAAGTCTTATTCGCACAATGGCAACAGGTTCCGGCGGCTCTAACGTGGGCAACTTATGATCCGACTACAACATGGGCGAATGCAGGAAATACCGGACTTGGCGAAATTGATACTCCAGGAAACTACGAACTAGCACAACGCTCTTCCAGTCGCACAGAAGTTTATTCACTCGTTGCAGCACTTGCGACTTCTGGACTTGGCTATCTCTACGAAGACGCGCAAGGACTTATCTCCTACGCCGACTCTACTCATCGAACTACTTATCTTGCGGCTAACGGTTACACAGATCTTGACGCTAATCAGGCACTCGGACAAGGAATCAAAATCCAGACACGCGCTGGAGATATTCGAAATGACTTGACAATTAAATACGGTACTAATTCGACTAGCGAAGTCAGCGACCGCGACGAGGCTTCAATCGGACTCTACGGCGAACTTGCACAAATTATTACAACGACGATTAAGCATTCGGCAGACGCTACAGACCAAGCCGCGTTCTATCTATCCTTGCGCGCTTATCCGCAACCTATCTTTGAATCTATAACTTTTGCTCTTACAAATCCGGAACTAGATAATTCCGATCGTGACGCACTGATTGGTGCATTCATGGGGCAACCGATTAACCTTACAAATCTTCCGTTAAATATGGCGTCCGGCACGTTTCAAGGTTTCATTGAAGGCTGGAGATTTTCAGCCTCTTACAATGAACTTGCAATCACTCTTTTACTCTCACCGCTGGCGTTCTCGCTTCAAGCAATGAGATGGAATGACGTTCCAATCGTTGAAACATGGTCGAGCGTGTCGCCGACACTTACATGGGAATACGCGACAATTGTCGCTTAGAAAAGGAGATAGATAAATGGCTAATCCAACAACGAACTATGGCTGGGTCA